TTACGCAGTTTTGTCAGCACTTGTTGGCACTAAATGTTTTATTCGTGTTACACCAGTTGACGCGGCACTCAGCGCAACAAACCCAGCGTTTGAATTAACAAACACATTTTTGGGCGCGTTGCCAGTTGTCAACGCAAGTTTGGGCGAGTTAGCTACATACGACATTGAACTTATGGGTGGCACGTACACCGCAGACATTACGCCATAAAACAAACGCGCCACAACTGGCCGAGAACAGGACAAGGCAATGAGACTAAAACTTAAAGTAGATCTACAAGACGGCGTACAGCCAGTCGAGTTAACAACAAATATGTTTGTTATCTGCGAATGGGAAAAAACTGAGGGTCGCAAAATTAGTGACGGCAAAGGTATCGGCTACACGGATCTAGTTTGCTGGGCATACAATTTGTTAAAACTTAGCGGCCAAAAAATGCCTGCGACATATCGTGATTGGGTTAAAGAAAATCCAAACATGACGATTGAGGCAATAGACGAGACAGACCCAAACCTTACGGCGTAGGCAGTTACCGACGGCAACTAGCAGAATTGTTAGTCGCAACAGGGTATTGGCCTACGACAATCGAGTTTGACACGCGCGACCTGATAACGGTGATTACGCTATTGAATAAGCAAAAGAGGTAGCGCAATGCCAACATCAACAACTATTGAGATTGTCGGGGTAAAGCAGACGATTAACTCTTTGCGTAAAATTGACCCGCAACTGCAAAAAGATTTTAAGGCAGACGCAACCGCTATCGCACAGCCAGCAATACAGGCAGGCAAAGCCGTGTACAAAGAATTACCGCTATCAGGTATGCGCTACAACTGGGTGCAACGTGATCGCAAACTGTTCCCGTTTACAACAGCCAAAGCAATTAGCGGAGTGCGTATGCGTTTTGACACTCGACGTAACGCGGTTGGCGTAATTTTGATTGAGCAAAAAGACCCAGCGGCAGCAATCTTTGAAACGGCTGGTCGCGCTAACTCAAACAGGTTAGGTAACGCGTTAGGTTTTGTTAGCGCTGGTCGCACTCGACTGATCGGCCCGGCTGTATATAAAGCGCGTCGCGGTATTGAGGCTGAGATGACAAAGATAATTGCTAAAACTATGCGCGTCGTGCAGGCAGGTTTGTAATGGCATTAAGTATTCCGATTGTCTCTGAGTTTGACGGCAAAGGCATTGACAAAGCAATTAAAGAATTTAAGCAATTAGAGACAGTTGGCGAGAAGGCACAGTTTGCTATTCGCAAGGCAGCGATACCTGCAGCGGCTGCGATCACGGCGGTTGCGGGTGCGCTTGGCTTGGCGGCAAAGGCGGCAGCCGAGGACGAACAGCAACAAGCGATCTTGGCTAACACAATGCAAAACGTTGTGGGCGCTACTGACGCAACGGTTGCAGCGACTGAGGACATGATTTCGGCTATGTCGAGGGCAACTGGTACGGCTGACAGCGAATTACGACCAGCGTTTAGCGCATTACTTGTTGGTACAAAAAATGTTGGTGAGGCTACTGACGCGCTATCGCTTGCCCAAGATATTTCGGCAGCAACCGGCAACAACTTAGCGACGGTAAGCGACGCGCTTGCCAAAGCGTATGCAGGCAACATGAAAGGCTTGCAAGCGTTGTCGCCTGAGATGAAGGGCATGATTAAAGACGGTGCGTCACTTGACGACGTGATGCTTGCGTTAAATGACAACTTTGGCGGTGCGGCCGCAAAGTCTGCCAGCACCGCTGCAGGTCAGTTCAAAATATTAAAAAATAGTTTGGCTGAAACACAAGAAAGCATTGGTGCAGGTTTGTTGCCCGTGTTGCAAAAAGTGTTGCCGTATTTGCAGGCAATGGCTGACTGGGCGCAAAAAAACCCCAAAGCGTTTTTAATAATTGCTGGAACAATTAGTTCTATTGCTGGTGCAATCATGGCGGTCAATTTTGCTATGGCGGCTAACCCGTTTACGTTAATTGCAACTGGCATTGCCTTGTTAGTTACTGGTCTTATAGTTGCGTACACAAAATTTGAAGGTTTTAGAAACGTTGTCAACTACGTTGTGCAATCAACTATTGACGCTTTTGAAATTATGGCTAATTCATTTATTAGCGCAATAAATTTAATTATTAGAGGCATGAATTTAATTAACCCGTTTGGTCAATTAAGTCTTTTGCCTTCAATAAATTTAGGCAATATTGGCGGTGGCGGCGGCGGTGCAACTAGCGGTGGCGCGGCTCGAGAGGGTGGCACGGGCAGTATCACGCCTGCGTTGCCAAGTATGCCTAGTTTGCCGTCAGCAATTATTGGTGGTGGCTCAGGCGGCGGTGGCGGGTCAGGTGGCGGTGGTGGCGGTATTGGTAGCCCAAACGACCTAGTGACGATACAAGGCGGCCTAACAACGTTTGGTATGGCTGAACGCATCGCAGCACGCGAGGCTGCAGCGCCAGTCGTTATAAACGTAAGCGGTGGCGTGTCAACCAGCGCCGAGATCGGGCAATCGGTTTACAACGCGCTGTTGCAATACAAACAGGTTTACGGGCCGCTAACGGCTATCGCAACATAATGCCAGCAACACTTGTTACAGGCGGTAGTTACACGCTAGAGATTGGTGCAGGGTTTGACGAAGACGCGTTTATTCTTGATGCAAGTTTGCTTAACGGCGTTGATGTGCTTGACGGTGACGGCGAGGAGTTTTACGACATTACCGACAAGGTAACAAACATTCGAGTGTCGCGCGGCCGTAAACAACCGATTGACTCGTTTGGTGCAGGCACGATGATTGTGTCAATGCAACAGAAAGAAACCGACCGCACGCTAGACCCGTTTAACACGTCAAGCATTTATTTTAATACCAGCGAAGATCAGCCGGGTTTAGGGCCGTTGCGACCGATACGTTTGTCGCGCGAAGGCGAGTATTTGTTTGTTGGCAAAGTAACTGGCTACCAACAGCAATACGTTTTAGGCGGATTAACGCAGTACGTTGTTTCGGCTGCAGATGACATTTACACGTTGGCGCAGGCAACTTTGCCTAGCACGGCTACAAGTGTGCAAACGTCAGCCGCTCGACTGGCAACAGTTTTGGCGCTTGTGCCGTACACAGGCACTACAAACATTACTGCGTCACCTACTGCAACACTTGGCGCGTTTACTATTGGCGAAGGCGCAAACGTAAACCAATATGTCAACCGCATTAACGAAGCCGAGCAGGGTCGCATTTTTTGTGATCGTGAAAACACGTTGACTATGCAACCGCGCATCGGCACAACGCTTGACGCACCGACCGTAACGTTTAACGACACCGGCACGGCTACCGCGTATGACGGCATAGGGGTCGAGTATGACCAGCAGTTAGTTATTAACACGGCGACCGTAGAAATTGAGTTAGGCGGTACGCCACAGATTGCTACTGACGCTGCAAGCATTGCCGAATATTTTGTGCAAGCGCTGACGATTACAGACAGTTTGTTGCAGAACGACGCAGAGGCTTTGACGTTGGCTAACTATTTGCTTGAGGGTACGCCGACACCTAGGTTTACGTCAATCAGTACGACGTTTGCAAGTTTGACTACACCGCAAAAAAACTTGTTAGCACCGATTGACATTGGCGAAACCGTACAGATCACTAAAACTTATACGACTGGCACGCCGCTATCTAAAACGCAAGACTTGGCAGTCGAAGGCATTGACCACGACATAAACGTCATTACTGGCCACAGGGTCACCGTCTATACCAGCGACACAATCGTGTTAAACGACTTAATTTTAAACGACATTTTGTTTGGCACAATAAACACTAACAACGGCCTTAGTTAAGGTAAAGTAGGCAAATATGACAACACCATTTCCGTTTGTTGCCGGTCAAGTTTTGACGGCCGCGCAACTTAACGACATACAAGCATTGCCGATTTCAGATAAAACCGCGTCGTACACGCTGGTCGCTGCAGACGTAACTAAGCGCACGATGATGAATAACGCAAGCGCCACAACGATTACGGTTAACAACTCAATCTTTGCTGTAAACGACATTATCCAAATCTTC